GCTTTTTGAAGTACTGACGTAGAATCTAGGTATAAATCGGCGCGGCCGCGCGCCAGGGTTATCGAAAACTGTGCCGCGCCTTTCTGGAGCTGTATCCATTTTGCCGCAGCTGCGCGTTTGGCTGCCGTTTCGTTCTGATAGGTTTTACGCAATACATACACGTTACCTTCAGCGCCCTCCATGTAATCCCCTTCCGGGCGGCTGCTTTTCTCCTCAGCCTTTTTTCTGGCAGTATTTGTTTTGCGCTTAGTGACCTTGACCGGTTTTTTCTTACCGAAATTAAGATCCAGCCAGTACGCCCTCACGCCGGTGTAAGCATCGCGATCGGCAATGCGGAACCTATGGTGATCTCCACTGGCACGGGTTATCTCAGCCGATGGCAGCGCCCTACCAGATGCACTGACGCCGCCCCCAGGCAGGATAAACAGCAGACAGCCATTTTTCATGGTGGCAATGGCCCCCAACATCTCCGCCATGCGCGTTAAAAACGACATGTCACTCTCTTCGGTCTGATCCGCATGGTCGATCTCAATGTCGATCAGGGCCTCGCTAATCATCGGCTTCAGGTCATAGCGCCGGGCTATGGCCGATACCACCCGCTCTACCGTCACATCATGCCAGGACACCTCCCGCCTGACGTTCATCTCTTCGCGAAAATCAGCGCTGTGCGCGGTGATGTCGATAACATCCGGCGGCCCGCTATGCCCAACCTCGTCAACGGTGTAGAGACCTTTGTAGATCAACGCCTCACCCAGCCAGCCGATGGACACCGCCAGCTCCGCACCACGTGGGGGTAAATCTGTTACCCCGTCAGAATCATCTACTGACAGGGTTAGCTGGTCAGCATCAAAACCGTTGTTATCTGTAACAGATAGCGAGGTGATGCGGTCAGCCAGTTCGGTGAGTACAACCCCACCCAGGGTAATACTAAAATCCGGCTTCTTAACGACGTCACTTAATTTTTCTAAGTACGCTTCGGCTGCTGTTGTTAGCGTGTCTGCTATCGACATAACTCCCCCGTTTTTTGCTGATGATTCCATGCCCGCGCGCGGGGCTGAATCCCTTTTTGTTGTCAGCGAACGGGCAGACCGGCAACCAGGCGACGCCAGCAGACTTAACGTTGAATATTGCCCTGAACTCAAAGAGCAACATGATGGTGAACTTATGTCTGAAACTCGTTTTCACGGCGTCCGCTCTCGCGAAAATACCGACCTACAGCAGGCAATCAATGACATTGATTCCAGCGTGATCGGTATTGTTGCGGTTGCTGATGACGCCGATCCGGAAACTTTCCCGCTCAATACGCCGGTTCTGCTGACACGGGTGCGTAACGTCCTCGGCAAGGCAGGTAAAACCGGGTCACTTTACAAAGCCCTCAAAGCAATTTCAGATCAGTGCAGCCCGCGCGTTGTGATTGTCCGGGTGAAAGAGGCTTCCGGTAACGGCGCCAGCCAGTCCCAGGCCGTTATTGGCGGAACAGATGGCGACAGCTATACGGGAATGTATGCCCTGCTGACGGCGGAAGCCAAAACCGGCTATCGTCCGCGCATCCTGGCGGTACCGGACTACGACACCGAGGAGGTAACGTCACAGCTTTGCGTGATTGCCCAGAATCTTCGGGCTTTTGTTTATGCCGGTTGTAACGGCTGCGCGACCATGGCGGAGGCTATTGCTTATCGCAAAACCTTCGCTTACCGCGAGCTGATGCTGATCTGGCCGGACTTCATCGCTTGCAACCCCCTGACGGATGATAACGAAACGTTTCCTGCCCCGGCATACGCCTGCGGCCTGCGTGCCGCTATTGATAACAGCCAGGGCTGGCACAAATCACTGTCCAACGTTGTAGTGAATAACGTTCTGGGTATTTCGAAAGATGTGTTCTGGGCATTGCAGGCAGAAGACAGCGACGCCAACGAGCTGAACAACAACGAAATCACTACGCTTATCAAGCGTGACGGTTTCCGCTTCTGGGGCAACCGCACCACGGATACCGAAACCTACACTTTCGAGGTGTTCACCCGTACCGCGCAGATCCTGGCGGACAGTATCGCGGAGGCGCAATTTACCTCTGTTGACAGCCCGCTCACTCCGGCCAACGTGAAAGATGTGGTAAGCGGCATCCGCTCTGCGCTCAGCAAAAAAGTCACTGCCGGCCAGCTTATCGGCGCTGACTGCTGGTATGACACGCTGGACAACGGCACCACGGATTTGCGCCAGGGAAAACTGATTGTGCGCTATAGCTACAGCCCGGTCCCGCCGCTTGAAGATCTGACGCTATACCAGACCTTTACTGATGATTTTTACGAACCGACGTTCGCGTCGCTCGGGGGTGAATAATGGCTGTTCCTCACAAACTGCGGCTTTTTAGCTGCTTTGTTAACGGCGACAACTATCTGGGAAAAGTGACCTCATTCACTCGCCCCAAACTGTCACGAAAGATAGAGGACTATCAGGGCGGTGGCATGCTGGGTGCAGTCGGTGTTGATCTCGGCCTTGAGGCTGGCGCGCTGGATTCCACCATTGTATTTGGTGGTGTCATCAAAGCACTGTTTCTCGAATACGGAGCAGAAATTGACGGCACGCGGCTGCGCTTTGCGGGTGAATATTTCACTGATGGCGAAAGCCAGCTTGTTGAGGTAGAGCTGCGCGGGCGATTTACTGACCTCGACGGTGGAGACTCAAAACAGGGAGAAGACACGGAGGAAAGCTACACCTTTAAATCCACCTACTACAAATTCTCCATAGATGATCAGCCCATTATCGAAATCGATCTGCTGAATTTCATCTACAAAAAGAACGGTCAGAACATGTTCCCGGACCGCATCACCTCTGCCCTTGGCATGGGCAATTGATAACCTTTCAGAGGGTGGCAAAGATGCCGCCCGGAGATTTTAAACATGGCTAAAAAAACTAAAAACCTGTTCACGCTGATGCAGCCGGTAGTTCGTAAAGACAGTGAGATCGGTCAGGTGGAAATCACTGGCGCCATCAGTCAGGCCGGATCGCTGCGCGGCCTGAATCTTATCCGCGTTGCCAATATGGATGCAGACTCAATTGCCACGCTGTTGACGCGAGTCACCGCGCCTGCGCTGACACAAAAAGAAATCAACGAAATGCACACTCTGGACTTTATCGGGCTGGCAGAGCTTCTGGTCCCTTTCTTGAATCCGCCGGAGCCTGGAGCGTCGAACGTGGCGGAGACGGAGAGCGAGTAATCACCGTTGCGTTTGACCAGATCGACGATCTGGTTGCTGATATTGCCGTTATTTTTAACTGGCCGCCCTCTGAAGTTTTCGGCATGGATCTTGGCGAGGTGATAGCCTGGCGCAAGCGGGCGGCGCTTCGAAGTGGTGCCAGTGATGAAGAGTCTTGATATCCGCGTTGCTTTCAGCGCTATCGACAGATTTACCCGCACCGTTAATGCTGCCCGCCAGAGTGCGGGCGGCCTTTCCGACTCCCTCAGAAAAACACAATCTACCCTGAAAGGGCTCGATAAGAGCAGTGCCACTTTTCAGCGAATGACCGCGGCCGTCGGCAAAACTGACCGTTCCATCTCACGTGCCCGTGCCCGCTTTGATGGCTTGTCAGAAGCGCAGCGTAAAAACGGGACGCTGACGGAAAAACAGCAAACACTGATGTCCCGACTGGGTGAGCGGCTCGATCGATTGACCGCAAAACGCGTGACGGAAGTGGCCCGCCTCCGTGAGAGTGCATCAGCTCTGCGCCAGCATGGCGTCATGCTTTCCGGTAGTAGCGCCACCATCAGTAACGCTATACGCCGCACAGAACAATATAACCAATCCCTTGTACGGGAAAAACGGCAACTTGCTGCGGTCACGCAGGCTCGTAAACGTTACGAGGGCGCACAGCAGATGGCCGGGAAGTTGCGTTCTGGCGGTGCCATAGCATTAGGTACAGCAACCGCTGCCGGGTACGGCGCCGGACGCTTCCTGTCGCCTGCGGTTGGTTTTGATGAGGAAATGTCAAACGTCCAGGCGCTGACGCGGCTCGATAAAAGCGATTCACAACTGGCCGCTCTGCGTTCCCAGGCAAAAAAACTCGGTGCTGAAACCGCCTTCACCACACGTGACGCCGCCAGCGGCCAGGCCTTTCTCGCGATGGCTGGCTTCACGCCAGATGCTATCCGTGCCGCACTGCCAGGCGTGCTCAATATGGCGCTGGCAGGCAGCATGGAACTGGGCGAAACGGCAGACATCGGCTCAAACATTCTTTCTCAGTTTTCCCTCGATGCCGGAGAAATGGACCGCGTCAGCGATGTGCTGACAGGTACATTTACCCGTACCAATACCACGCTTAGCAGCCTCGGCGAGACAATGAAAGTTGTCGGGCCGGTAGCAGCGGGACTTGGGATTAGCCTGGAAGAAGCCGCAGCCATGACCGGCACGCTGGCGCGCGTGGGTATTCGCGGTAGCGAGGCCGGTACGGCAATGCGTCGCTCACTCTCCCGCCTGGCCTCCCCTACTACGGCAGCCCAAAAGGCACTCAAAGAGCTGGGAGTGGAAACTGCCGACGCGAGCGGAAAGATGCGACGTCCGTTCGATATTCTTCTCGATCTACAAAAACGCGTTTCCCGCTTTGGCGAGGTGGATCAGGTTTCATTTTTCAAAGATATCGCCGGAGAAGAGGGTTTTACGAGCCTCCAGTCTTTGGTCAACGGCGCAGGTGATGGCTACCTCCAGTCACTCCATGAACAAATTGCAGAAGCACATAAAAATCAGGAGGCGTTCGCCGTCGCTAACAAGAAGAAAGACAACCTTGGCGGCGATTTGAAGGAGCTGGACAGCGCGTGGGAGGCGTTCCGCATTTCTGTGGCGGAGACAGTAGACGGCCCATTGCGCAGACTGACACAGGGGCTTAGCCGGGTTATTGGCACTGTTCAAAGCTGGGTAGAAGAAAACCCCAGACTCTCACAAACGTTGTTACTCGCCGGCGGGACTGCACTGGCACTGACCGCAGTAATTGGTGGTATGTCATTAGCTGCTGGTCTGCTGATAGGTCCGCTGGCGAAGCTCAGACTGGGGTTTGCGCTTCTCTCCGGCGGGAGCGGAATCGGAGGTACGGTATCAGCGTTCCGCATGTTGAGTGCTGTGGGCAGCAGTTCACTGGCAAAAATTAGCGGATGGGGTGCTTTACTCAGCGGCCTGGCCGGACGCCTCGGCGTATTAACCAGATTGATGGTACCACTGCGCGGCGCGTTACTTGGCGCCTTTACCTCTCCGGGGACTGCTATCAGCGCCCTGTCAAAAAGCATTGGCGGGCTGGCGATCCGACTAACGGGGATCCCTGCTCTCTTCAGCATTGTAAAAGGCGGAGTTGCGGCGCTGGGCGGCGGATTATCAATGCTGTTGAGCCCAATCGGTTTAGTGGGTGCTGCGTTTGTAGCGGCTGGGGTACTGATCTGGAAATACTGGGGACCAATTAAAGCCTTCTTTAGCGGTTTTTTTACAGGCGTCATCCAGGGGTTAGCGCCAGTTCATAACGCATTTTCCCGGCTGGCGCCCGTTTTCGGGGTCATTGGGAATGGCGTCAAAAACGTCTGGAACTGGTTTAAAAAAGTATTAACGCCCGTTGAGGAGAGTCGCGAGGCGCTAAACAAATGCGCCAGCGCCGGGCAGACTTTTGGCGAAGTCCTGGGGACCGCACTTAGCGTTCTGCTTTGGCCGCTTCAGAAGTTAATGGAAGGCGTCGGCTGGTTACTGGAGAAGCTCGATCTCATCCCCGATGGCATTGAAAGAGCCAGGCTGGAAGCGGCCAGATTCAGGGCTATTCCGGTTATGTGGGAATGGGATGAAAAATCCGGGCGCATGGTTAAAAGGGAGTGGCAATGGTCATCTGAAAAGCCTGCAAGCAAAGGCAGCGCCCCGCCGCCCAATGTGCTCGGGGGCAACTCTGGAACAGAGCGGCGGCTGGGCCAAATCGCGGATAACACCAAAGGCCTTTTAGATGAGGAAAAGCGCAAACGTATCGGGCCGGGTGACATTGTATTTAAAAATCTCCCTCCAGCCTTTGCGGTGCGTGGTGAATGGCAGGAGTCGAAGCTTGTCCGCCAGTCTGTCAGCGCTCGCCCGGTTATTGCCGCTGGCGAACCATTGATAAAACAGACGCAGGCATGGCAACCGGTACGCCGAAATCAAAGCACCCACACGGCGGCTGCGGCTCAAGGTAATAGTTTTTCCGGTGATATTCACATCCATCTGCACGGCATTCAGAACAGTAATCCGCGCGAACTGGCGCGACTTGTTGGCGAAGCGGTACGCGCAGAAATTGAAAAACAGCAACGCGCTGCCCGGGGTTCGTTCCGGGATAACGATTAATTTGGAGTAATAACTATGATGATGGCATTCGGACTATTTGTATTTGAACTCAGGACACTGCCCTATCAGCAATTGCAGCTGTCCCGTAACTGGCGGCACGTTAAAAATGATCGTGTGGGCAGGAGCGCAAGATGGCAGTACGTTGGCGCAGGTGAGAACCAACTGACGCTGGGTGGATTGCTGTATCCTGAAATCACTGGCGGCAACCTGTCTTTGGGTGCAGTTTCAACGATGGCCTACACAGGGTTGGCCTGGCCACTGATTGATGGCATCGGGTCCATTTACGGGATGTATGTCATCACGGGGTTGCAGGAAACGCATCAGGAGTTCGATCGCTATGGTAAGGCGAAAAAAGTAGAGTTCACACTCTCGTTGCAGAGGGTTGATGAAGATATCAGGGAGCGGCTGCAAAGTGCCTCTGTGAGCAACCTGATGGCAACGCTGAAGGATGGTGCTGAAACAGCGTTTAATACGGGTCTAGATGCCCTTAGCGATCTTACGCCCTGAGTTACAGCATAATCACTCCTGACATACATAATAACGACAAACAAAGTCTGTAAAAATCCTTCAGACAATTGCTGTACTTAGTGCTATTAGATTTCTAATTTACGACATATATACCTAAGTTATCTTTTCCTGAGTAATTTCAGGTTTGAACTGTTCTTTAACACAACTCGTTGCTGCTTTCACTTTTTCTTTGTAAGTTGCTTTGGAGAAACTAGTCGACAAGGTATCCATCACATCAGTATCATTATCAGTTATCTGCTCAAATGACAGCAGTAACTGATAATGATTATTTCAACTTATTTAGGAAGGCGTCACTTCTTCCATGACGGCATTATTAATCTCTTTGATTATATTAGAGGATACTTTCCCTTTCAAATCACGATCAATGAATACACGAATAAAGTACTTTATACTTTGATACTGGTCTAACTTATCACCACATTCACTCAATGATTTTATTTTATATGTATTATCAACATTTTTAATTAGAAGTTTAATCTCGGTCTTATCAATATCTTTGAATGCTGTATCAGATACAACATCAATAAAGTATTCATGTGATTGAAAATGGGCTCCCAAAATAGGCTGTAATCTAGCCTGTATTTTCCTCCTTAACTCTCCATTGTCTTTATCCGTAATACTTGCATTTTTAAGTGAATGCTTAGCCTCATAAATCTTTGACCACGGATGTCTATTAATAATATCGCCTAATATTTTTTTATTTATGTCTACAGTTTTGGTTTCGTCGACCCACTTTGCAACCTTTTCATTTAAGAAATAGTCATCACTACAATCTATATAAAAATCTGTTAGTGGTTTAATACCATCATCAGGACCCGGTACGGATGCAGAACCCTCATAAATATCTGAGATTATTAAATTTTTATTGGACTTACCTATCATAACCTCACATAATTTATTTAGCATAGAGGAAAATGCTCTGTTGGTTTTGTGAAAGTAGACCTGAGAGAATAAACTGGAGCGCGCACCAATAAATTCAGCGATAGAATCAAGCCCACTTTCTTTATAGGCAAGATATATCTTGTCATTTTCTTCTACAGGCACAATGGACATGAACAAACGATTATAATCATATAGACCGCATTTTACACCAGAAAAATAACTATCTCTGAGCAAGTAATCCATTCTGTCTGCATCTATTGGACATGATGATATTATAGATGTCATCAACGGAAGAATGTCAACTTCTTTATTACAGACCTTTGTCAGAATCTGTTGATTACCATATTTTTTATCTATTATCTTAAATATATTTTCCACATCTATTTCTTCGCTTACTTGCGATCGTTTTTTTAGATCATTAAATATAACAAGACAAAATATCAAAGATAAGTGCTCATGTTCAACCTGATCATTTTCTTGGGTTAAAACATCAAGAACCTTATGATATTTCTTATCCAAGAACTCAATTAGTTCTTTTTTTGTGGGCATAAAAATATCAAATTGATGGGACATCGGTCCATGACCTATATCATGCATCAAAGCCGCAAGTCTCAACTCCTGAACATTGTGCTTTGGAATAAGACTTACCGCATTAAAAACATGCCCATCATCATATTTTTTTCCATAACGAATAGTATTAAGATGCAAATTCTTAAGTATCTCATTAGATAAATGAAGCACTCCTAAGGAATGCTCAAATCGGCTATGAACCGCCGAAGGAAATACTTTATATAAAAAAGAATTTTGTTTGATATTACGTAAGCGCTGGTAAAGTGGGTGATTGATAAACTCTATCTCTAAAGCAGTCAAACGGATAATACCATGAATTGGGTCAAGGATTTTTCTTGTTAACTCATTTTCTATATCCATAGTTAAAACCTCTATAGATCAAGTGGTATGTTGTTGGGTTGAGTATTTATTCGATAACGTCTCTTATTCTAACAGTAAGGTCAACATATTTTTTCTATAAAACAACAATATAAAGCTCTATTGATCACTATACATTACTATTAGTAATGCATATGTTACAGTCTTTTGTCATCATTCTGTAAAGATTAAATCAGTCATCTTCTCGCTCAGAGCAAGCTTGCGAGTTCCTCACGAAAACTATCAGTTGAAGTCTGAACTAAGATAAGTAATGACCGCTTTTTATACGATGCGTTTCCACATACATAGAGAGACATACTCGTTTGTCACGTCTACCACTTTGTTATGGCTTTCAGCCAGTCCCTGTTTGTCTACGTAAGTTCCCTCAGTAAGAGCCAGCGGGCCACTTTTCTGGTTATCTGTTCCATGTGTTGTGGTCGGATCCCATGTTGCCCCGGGGGATCTGTCACCAGAACGATGCCAGTGCGGTGGCAGATTATCAGCTTCGAGTTTTACCTTGTTACTCCCGCCGGTCACACCATACTGAGAACCAATCCGTACCACCCTGTCAGCAAAGGTTTCGCTTAAATCAGCCCATGTCTGCCAAGGGAACCGCTCAGCCGGGCTTTTTTCGCCTGAAAGAACAATCCCAACGTAAAACAAAGCGTCAACGATAGCCTTGAATCCTTCGCCGTTACTGCTCAGCCCCAGATTCGTAAGTGCCTCTCCAGCGTCGTCTAAATCAGAAAGGTTGTTCTCTTTTTGCAGCGCGCCGTTGATGCGCGAATCATCCCCCGCGGCTACTGTTCCCACCTCGGCGCCCACATTCCGTGTCGCTGAGTTCCCCAGCCCCAGATTTTCCCGCGCCTCGCCAAGGTCGGCTAAATCTGACAGGTTCAGGGCACGGCGGAGATAGCGTTTATCACCTGTTTCCTGCGTGATCGTGGCTAGCGCCGGATCGATAACGAGCTGCACATTTGAGCTATGCGTCAGCGTCAGCACCAGAGTCAGAATGATCTCTTTGATGATGGAATCAGATTGCGCCGGGAGGTACGTCGCCGGGTACACGCCGTAAGCAATGAGCGTACCCTTAGCACTGACCAGCCCCGCCTCTCTGAGCGTTTTACCCGGATAATCCCGGCAGTTGATAACAATCTGACCGCTGATAACCCCCTCATTGCTTGAATCAGAGTCAAAGGTTTCACGGCCAAACTGTCCAAAAAGCGCCGTCACCGCCGCCAGGTCATCGGGATCGGTCGGCACTGTCACGCCGCCACCATCGCCGATCAGCACGGAGGTAATATGCACAACCTCCCCCGCCTGATACGCGGCCTCGATTTCGGCGGCGCCCGCCGTGGTTAGTGTCAGTCCCGTGGCCATTATGCCTCCTCATTTTTCGTTTCTGGCTCAATGCCGTACACACTGGCAAGTCGATCATAAAAATTATCACTCACAGTCTTGCGCTCAGCATCGATATCGCCTTCATCAAGATAAATCACGCCAGCGATCTGAAGCCGGTTCAAGTGTTCCAGGAAAAACGCATCGGTCTGACAAAAGTCGATCAGGCTTTTTAATTGATTGAATGTTTTCATAGTTTGTTCGTTATCCAGTTGCCGGGTAAATCGTCGTAATCGTCCAGGCCTGCACATGCATAAAACGCGTAATAGTGCGCGGTGACGTTCGGCACTTTGCCCATAAATGCCAGGCCTTTGCCGGCCAGTAATGCGCAGCTCCTGAATATTGCCGTTGTGGTGACAATCTCCGGGTAACTCGCAAGATTAAATATCGTGTTAACGTCGCTGTGTAATGACGCGCAGCCGTCAAACAGATAACCCACCGTCGTTACCGCCGTGGTGTTGAGTAATCCCGCCCCGACGATTTCCAGCGCACTACATTCCGAAAAGACATTCGTGAATACCGTGGCACTTATGCTGGCGGCAAAAAGACCGGCTGGCACTGAGCGCAGGTTTTTACAGCCCCTGAAAGTCTGGCCGTAAGAGGTCACCAGCGGGTTGCCGCTGAACAGGTTTTCCGGTATTTCCTCCACGCCGGTATTCTGGAACGTGGCGCCAAACGAGGTAATAAGCGAGCAGGACGCGAACAGCGTCGGCGGAATATTTACCAGTGAGGTGCAACCGAAGAACGTCGATCCGGCACCGGACAGCAGAATGTTGTTTTTCAGCAAATCGCCGGGCAATACCGCCAGTGAGGTACAACCCGAGAATGTCAGCGTTAACGAAGTAAGATTAACGCAACCATCGAGCAGGCCGGATGGTAGCGCGATCAGTGCAGTGCAATCCCGGAATGTCGATCCCATGCCTTTCAGGGACACCATGTCGCTGAATAGTTGTTTTGGCAGTCCAGCCAGCGCGGAGCACTTTTCGAACAAGAAATCGACGGCTGTCACTTTGGCGCAACCGGCAAACATATCTCCCGCGAGAGAAACCAGAGAGCGGCAACCTGAAAACGTATAGCCCAGGCTGGTTAACGCGCTACATCCCCGAAATGCACCGTCCTCCACAGAAACCAGCGAAGTACAGTTTACAAAAGCGTATGTGAATGTCGTTACCAGCGCTTTCTCAGCAAAAGCATCAGCATCAATTTTCGTGAGCGATCCACAGTTAGCAAAAGCGTATGAGAAAGTGGTGACTTTCGCGCAGTCAGTAAAAGACGGGAGCGCCGTCAGGCTGCTGCACCCATAAAACGTACTGGCAAAGGTCGTCACCTCTACGCAGCCGCTGAAAATATCTTTCGCTACAGTTTCAAGAGAGCGGCAGCTGTAAAATGCAGAGGCGAATGTCTGCGCCTGGCTGCACCCGGCAAATAAACCCGCGCCGACCGTTTTCAGCGAACTGCAACCAGAAAAGACTGTCCCGAAATAGGTGACTTTCGACAGACCTGCAAACAGACCGGCAGGAACAGAAAGAAGCTGCGAACAGCCAGTGAATGCACCGCCAAAATGATTCGCTTCAGAACATGTTTTAAACAGGTTGGCGGGAATTGCCGTCAGTGCCGTACAATTCTGGAATACGCCGGTGAATGCGCCGCCCGGAACATCCGCAAACATATCAGCAGGCAAGACAAGAAGATTTTTACACGCCCTGAAGCTATAAGAGAATGTCCCTGCTGAACCGCATCCTGTAAATATTCCCGTGCCGATATTTGCAAGCATTGAGCAACCATCAAACGCGTAACTGAAATTCACCGCAGATACACAGCTGTGGAACAGATTATTGCCGATACTGATCAGGCCGGTGCAGCCTGCAAATACCGATGAGAAGTCGATCGCATCAGGCTGGTTTGCAAATAGCCCCGATGGAACCTCAGTAAGCGATGTACACCCTCTGAATGCGTCTGAAAAATCCTCTATCTTCATGCGAGAAAACAACGATGCCGGAATACCTGCAAGCGACGAGCAGTTGGTAAAAATATTTTTGCAGTTATTCACGTTTGGCAAATCGTCAAATGCTCCGGGACGAATAGCCATTAATCCGGTGGTATCCAAAGCGAACCCTGAAAGATGACCTCTTTCCCCTGTAACACTAATCAATTCCACAACAGGGTTCAGTTTCGAAGAATAGTTAGATAAACGGCTGCGCAGACAGGCGGTTTCCGTGTTCTTAACCGTGATGGTGTATTCCTTTCCCTGTACTAATTCACGTGTAGGAATAACCCAACCTGAAGCTTCACTGGCGGGATCGAAACGGTAGTCCCGGCTGTCAATGCCGTCGCCATAGTCAACCGTGAAACCCTCGTCCATATGAGCAAAGAATATTGGCCTGGTTGCACTGTCGATGCGGGTAATGAACTTCATTACCGCGACCACTTTTATGCTGATCACCGCACTGACGCCATTAGTCGTCGTAACGGTGATCGAACAGGTACCTCGCTTCATGCCCGTAACCAGAATATCGCCGTTTACTATCCGGGCGGTCGCGATTGTTTGATCCGATGTAGTTACCGTAAAGGTTTTATCTTCCGCGTATTCGGGGAGAATTGTCACCGTGACCGTTTCCGCGTCCCCGGGGGCCAGATTCAGCTCGTAGCGGGATAAAACCACCTGCAACGGGACAAAGCGCGGCGTGATTTTCTCCGTGGCGTACATGTAACCGGCCGCATACGAGGTTCCCTGAAGTCGGCCAAATACATGAACGGAAAACCAGCTGCGCAGATTCCTGGCGCGCAGCACCGCCAGTTTTAGATCCTGCTGGTCGTATTCCGTCACCGGCAAATCGTTCTGATACACGTTCAGGCGAAAGGTATACGGATCCCCTTTCGGGTTCTGATTGAACCATTCAACAATATCCGTCCCGAAAGGACTGTCCACCAGGGCATGACGGACGGCGGCGACCGTACCACGATGGCGGTGGATGTAGTGGGCGCGCTTGATCGCATCGCGTTTCTTTTGTTCTGACCAGTTAATATTCCAGGTATCAACCTGATATTCCCACGCCAGCCACGGCAGCAGCGCCAGCGGGCAACTGTCCGGATCTTTAACCCAACGGATCAGATATACCGGCAACCTCTCCAGTGCGGCGGCGCTGGCCCTGTCTATGGCCCGTTCCACGGCGGTGGCGTTGGGTGGCAGAATGCTGGCGGGATAATTAGCGGTCATAGTCCATCACCACAAGATTGATTTTAACGGAGGTGCAATGCGGGGCTTCGCCCATCGTCGCAACGACGTCGGCGACGGGTGAATGCAAATCGACGGTAACAACGCCGTCCTGATGCAGCGCCCCGTCTATGCCTGACCGTGCAGCGGTGGCGTTGATAAGATGCACAGAGGCAGTGTATTCGTTCAGTGCTGCGGTGGCTTTTTCCAGCACCGTGGCGGTGTCTACGCCATAAGGGACGTAAATATCAGCAACCACCTGATAACTCACAATCACAGCGGAGCGGACATAATCAGCCACATAATCCGTAATCGGACGCACGTCTTCCGGGTTTACCGCTGACAGGACTTTATCAAGCAGCGCCTGCGGGGCAGTTCCATCTCCGGTACGTGACAGCACGTAGAGAAAAACGCGTCCTTCCTGGTTATGGGTTTCAGGGCCATAGGCGCGCACATCGAGCACATCCGCATCCGCACCTCGCGCAAAATAGTGATAGGCATTTCTGGCGCCCGCCGTGCTCAGGCGCGCCCATGAGAGCAGCGTGCGGCCGCGCAGCGCTTCGTCGCTTTCATATACGGCGTCCGCCTCGTCGGTGGCTTCGGTAATCAGCAGGCGTTCAGTATCAAAATTCCCGGCGACCTGATCGAGATCCGCCCCCAGGGCGCTGGAAAGCAGCACCGCGCGCACGGCTTCATTGATGCGTTGCAGCAGATGGATCTCGCGATAGGTGAATGCCTGAGCCAGTGCCGCCATCGGTTCAGATTCCAGCAACAGCGCAGCAGACACAGAAGCCTGAAGTTCCGCAGGCATGGCCGCCACGATAAGCGCCCGGATATCAGCCAGCGCCGTTTCAAAATCCGGCACCTCGACGATATCAGGTTGTGGGATCTGAGATAAATCGACGGACGTTTGCACACTAGCTCCTTAACCTGATGGTGTTGCTGGTTTCTGTCATGGTTTCCGTGATGGTCCCGCTCAGCTCGGCGGTCACTGCGCCTGTTTCCGAAAACACCACGTTGACGGTAGTCAGGCTGATCCGCGGCTCCCACTGCGCCAGCGCGATAGCGGTGGCGCCCATCAGCTGCATGCGGGTGACGGCGTTTTGTGGCGCATCGAGTAAATCAGGTACCACACTGCCAAAGTCCCGGCACATCACACGAGAGCCTGTTGGCGTGGTGAGGATTTTTGTCACAGACTGCCAGAGCTGATCGTGATCGGTCAGCGAACCGGTGCCTTCAGGGTTCATCCCCGTGTAACTGGCTGTCATTGCGGGCCTCCTGTAGTACTCCCACCAGACTGCACGCCACCGTGTTTATGTTCATGTACGGTGATCCCGTTTGACTGCAACACGCCGCCGGAATGGAACACATCACCGGCCATCGTGCCGCCGTGGGTCAGTTCGAAAGTGCGTGTTTTGAGGTGGTTTGTGCATTCCACCTCCGGCGTATCCAGCGTGACGCGGGTCTCGGCCTGGATATGCGCGGTTTTAATGCCGGTCACGGCCAGTGCTCCGGCATCGGCGGCAGCGTCGTAATGCAGGCGAGCGCCATCCGGTGCGGTGATGATGATTTCCAGCAGGCTGCTGCCCGTTGGCGGATTATCTGCGCTATATGCAGAGCCAATCACAAATGCGTTCTCAGGGTTGCCGCCCGGGCAACCGATCCAGACCTGCTCCCCTATCGAGGGAGGCAGCCAGATGCTGAATGCCCCGGCGCGGGTGACATTCCAGCGGATCCATGTGGTCAGCAGCCTGCCGGAGCGAACGCGCACCGCTTTCTTGTCGGCGCTGATTTGCTCCACCACACCCTGGCGCAGAATGTTTTCCAGCAGGCGCATCAGTTCGGCATTCATGACGCACCGCCCAGACTGCTGATAACGGCGTTTTCCGTAGCGATCAGGTCTGCCGGGGTCATGCCCAGCAGTTCGCGCGCAGGGTACTGCGCGTAAGCGCCCGGGCCAACTTCATCCTGGAGGCCGTACTGGTGAATACGGGCAATGCGCGCGGCGATGCCATCAAATCCTACGGTGACGCCGCCCGCGTCCGGTCTGACTTTCATAAAACGCAGGGTGCGCAGGCGGGTAAACATCGGCGCTTTTTTTGTCTCTGTCTGCGTCGCTGATTGCGTTTTGATTTCCAGATAGCGCTCGATGTCGGCCCGGTAGAAGGTGCGTATACCGCTGCGTTTCTCATCAAAGCCCGTGATTGTCCGGCCATATTTACCGCGCCCGCCCCGCCAGTTTTTCAGCGCCCGGACCTCATTATTCCAGACGAACTTGATCCCCTGCTGGGTGCGGTAAACTTTGCGGCGGCGTGCCGTGTAGCGCCTGCCGTCCGGGTTTTTCTGTGATGCGATGCGGCGTTGTTGACTACGGCGCAATGCCAGACCAATTTTGCGCGCAGTACGGGTGCGCCCCGCCGGGCTGACGCCGTCGAGAATGTCCTGAAAGACCTGATCCAGCTCGCTGAACATCCGATCGCTCACGCTCCGGCCTCCTGAAGCATGCCTTCAAATACCAGCCCCCAGCCTATGGCGTGGGGGGCCAGCACGCGCGGGCGCGGCTCCGGCAAATGCTCGGCGCACGGCACGCCGTTTTCATCCAGTTGAACCAGTACCCGCTGACGCACCGGCAGCTCAAACATCAGATCGGCGGTGTCGTCGTTGTTAATCAGTGTGGTGAATTTTATCTGCTGGTTTTTATCCGGGTTCAGCAGCAGATCGGGCTGATTAAACCAGAGCCAAGCCATCAGCGGCAGCGTGAAGTCGTCAATGCTCCCGGCGTAGTTCATGACGAACAGCACCAGAGAATAGCGATACATGAAAGACGGTGTTTCACCGGTGGTTTCAATGCCACCCTCTTCAACAAACACCGTCCAGGCTTCCGGGTTCGCCCGGCACCAGGTGTTTGCTTTCTCTATGGCGGCGCGGAGTGTGTTTATCTTCAGCATTTATGGCTCCTTTCGGGTGTTCTGGCGCAGGCTGTCCCACTGGCGGATCGCCGCTTTGTCAGCATTGCAGGCATCAAGCGCATCCATCAGCCTGTCGCTGAATATCGCCACCGCGCCCCAGGTCACTGGCTTATCCAGCGCCGGGCGTGGTGTCTCTTCGGTCAGACTCTCCGGGACGGGTTCACGGACCAGCTGAATGACCGGCGCGGGCGGCGCGTTTTTGCAGGCTGCGACTGACAGCGTCAGGCACAGGAGTAACAGCGCACGCGTCACCATTGAACGCGGCCTGCATTGCTTCACGTCGGTGCTCCCCTTCTGCATTACGCTGTTGCTCACGGACTTTCACCTCTGCCAGTAATTTGTGGGTCTGTATGGCGGTCGCCTTCACTTCCTGAATAACCTGGTCGTAACCGGTCGCCGTTTCGGTCAGCAGCTTGTTGCGGGTCCGGGCCTCGCTCAGCTGGTCGGTCTGCCACCAGACAGCAGCCAGAAGGACAAGCATCACAATCACACTGCCCGCCCTCATGACGGCGTACTCAGGCCCAGCAGGCACCAGGCTTTAAAATCATTGCGCCGGTTAACCAGGCCGGCGGAGCGCTTACCGCCCACATTGACGAAATCAGTCAGCCTGTTGCACATCTGCGGCCATTGTCTGGCCTGGGCATGCTTCCAGATCGTGGTCCTCTGCTTGCGTCCGTTTTTATCGGTGAACCACATCAGCCCGGTGCAGCCCAGATTCAGGGCCGCATCCGTCATAGCCTCAAAGGTGAGTTGCGGCATGTCGGCACCATGGAAATTGTTATTGATGCAGTTCTCCGCCCGTTGCAGATCGTTGATCCAGCGCCGCGCTATTTCCTGGTTGCTGTATTCGCGGTTTTCCACGCCGCCCGTGGAGCCAATGCCAACCGTCAACACCCCCGCCGTGCAGTAATAAGGCGTGCTGCGGCAGTCTTCCCAACCTGCAATTTTCTGCTGCCCTTCTTTCGATGTTCTGACGCTCCCGGGCGCCAGCGAAATGCCCAGAGCCACTATCACCGCAATCGAACATTTTTTGATGATGTTCTTCATGCAGGTTTGTCTCCGTGCAGTTGCTCCAGCAACTGCCGCTCGCGGTCCGACAGGTTGCGGGTTTGCGCCTGGCGGAGAATCTGCTCGATCAAATCGTTACGGCGCTGGCTGGCCTGCTCAATGCGGCGGCGGTGAATCGCCAGCCGGACGGCGGAAACAATCCCCAGAAGAAGGCCAGCCAGCGCCAGTTTTTCGCTGACGGTCATGACGCCCACGCCGGTCACCAGGGCGGATGTTGCAAACGCAAAATATTCGTTAATACGATCCAGAGTCATTCCCATAACTGGACGGTTACCCGTTCCACCTCGCTGGTTATCACGGGCATTTCGATCTCCTGCCCGGCATTCAAAAATATCTGGTTGCTCAGTCCCGGATTGGCTTCGAGCACCTTCTCCGTGACACCTGCGGTTTTGCCGTAATGACGCCAGCAAAGCTGATCAACCGTGTCGTTTTGCAGCGCCCTGACTTTCATCAGAACAGCTCCGCATAGATCCGGGCTTCTTCCCGAATGTCAGCGATACTCCAGCGCCCGTCCCGCCAGAGATCATCTATTTGCCTGTCCAGGGCTTCGGCGTCTTTGTCACCTTTTGGCGTGGTGCCAACATCCCTGTAACCCTCCAGTACGCTGGCGCGCGTGAAGGAGTAGACCGCACGCCGGAAGCGGTAAACTTTTGCGCTTTCGCCGTTAATCTGCTCGACAGGTTCACCGACAGAAGTCAGCAGCACAGAGGCCAGAGATTCCGCACCTTCCGCTTCCCTTTGCTTGCGCCAGTCCTTCAATTGATCCGCGACATGCAGCGCGGCCTCCGTTGCCATATGCATTAATCGGGATGTTGTAATGTCACCGGCGATGCGGGCAGCCAGGCGCAGATCGTGGAGTTTTACCGTCGGCCAGAAAGTGCCGATGGCAATCTGTGCGCCGCCGTCGTCCACGTCTGTCACATCACTGTCAGCAGGTCTGACGGGGCGCTGTGCGATAAAACTCATCGTCGTTTCTCCGGTAGGTCAGGCGGTGGGCGTCCGGTAAAAAGACCGCTTCACGGGCAGATCGCCGGGCGCGCCGCCTGTGGCGCGGGGCCAGTTCATTACGCTCAGGCGTTTACTTTGTGGCGGTTTTCGTTGTCTTTTTTGCCGCCGTTTTGCGGGTGGCTTTTTGAGTGCCGGCCGCCGTTTTCGTCTGCTTGCGCGTTCGTGTTGCTTTTTCTGTTGCGGGTGTTTCGGTTGCTGCTGTATCGCTGGATGAAGTCTCATCTTCCGCATCACCACTTGCCGCGCTGGTCTGCGGCGCCTTTTTCAAAGCGCTGACCAGAGAAGCGATCTCCCGTTTCACACCGGCACCCGGGTTCAGGCTCATGGCTTCCCGGAAGAGTTTCAGCGCTTCGCCTTTGGTTTCCGCGTCTTCCGTGTCGCGACGGCAAAACGCCCTCACCTTGCACAGCTTCGCGCGGACCTCATCCGGCATATCACTGTCAGCCACAATTTCGGCCAGCTCGTCCAGCATGGGGATATAGCCTGACAAATCGGCTCCGGCGTCCGTGGTGGCGAGGTTCAGAATGGGATTGCAGATTTCCTCGGCCAGTACCGTGGGTGCCGGGCGGCGATAGTTGTCATCCGGCATGCTCAGGCCATGCTTAACGACATAGCGCCCGATACGCAGCGCCAGCGCATAGTCGGAGCAGTCCACCGCCCACACCATCAGCGTGGTGATGACCGGATCCGCGCGCCCGCTGTCGCCCTCGATCGTGCCGTCAATCCATCCCTGAAACTCAGGAAGGATGCTGGCCTTTACAGCGGCCTTCGCCTGGCGGGACTGGATTTGGCTTAGCGAAGATTTATGCATATGCAGGCGAAAGAGGATCTGCTCATGCGCGGTGCGCGTCTCCGCGTCACGCTCATCACTGATGCCCCGCCTCTCTGCCATGACCTTCTGAAAGTGTCTTTGTGCCGGTGTCAGCATGGGTTCATTCTCCTGGGCGGGCTTGCTGCCCGCCATGTGATGGGGATTATCAGGCGAATGTCACGCCGTCGATCATGGCAATCATGCCGTACTCTTCAATGACATAGTCATCATTGCTGGACTGGTAAGTCGCCACGCGGTTGTAGTGCGGCTCTTCGCGGATAGAGCGACGCAGGGAGCCTTTCTGGTAATACACAGAGAGGTTTTTCAGGTTGGTGATGAGCACGACGTCTTCAGGAATGCCCGGGACAAAGACCGTCGGCAGGCCGCCGATCTTTTCCTGGCTGACAATGAGCTGCGCGGCCAGAAGTTCGGTATTCGGATTGGACTGGCTGAGCGCGTTCACTTTCGGCAGGTTCACTTTCAACAGCAGATCGGACGAGAGCACAGTCACCAGGCCGGGAGCGCGGCGGAACCAGGGATCCATAAGGCTGTGGCGCGCATCAAGCACGGCGGCGTCAATATTGCCGTATGTGCCAGACGCAATCACCGAGTTATTCTCATCACGGGAAGTCAGCGTGATACCCGGCATAATGCGCTGCGGCGCTTCATTGCGGATTTTTTGCAGCCAGCCAACGCCGCAATCCTGCAATAACGGGTAGGTCGTGCGGTCGGAGTTTTCAGAGTAATGCGTGCCATTAAAGCCAATCATCTGGCGATCCAGCCCCAACTGACGAGCCATCGCATTACTGATTAATGACTGAAATTCAGGGTGACCGGCCCACGCGTCCAGCTCCGCATATGAAAGCGCATAGTCATAGTTGGTTTTGCGGCAGTGGTAGTTCTGCGGCTCTTTGTTATGGTTCGGTGCAGGGTTACGGCGGTTGGTGCCGTCCGAGCTGTTATTGGTGCTCGCCATCGGTCCCTTACTGCCAATTTTTACTTTCTGCCCTTCCTGCTCTTTAACCCCAAAGTGGTTAACCAGCTTCATGAAGTCATCCGACTCCATGGCGGCCTGTTCCAGTTTTTGCTGGATAGTCGGATCGACGCTGAAACGATTGGCAACGGCTGAGGGTGAGACACCGTTCAGATGTGCCTGGCGCACAATGTACTTATCAAATAGTTCGCGGGTCTGGTTTTCCATGGTTACCTCTTAGAAGTCTGCAAGCTGCGCGCTGCTGTTGCCGGTTGCCGCCGGTCGTGCGCTGTAATTTTCTGCGGGCTGGAGCTGAAGCTGACCGCGCAGCTCGTTAAGTTCGCTGGTCAGTTGCTGAATGGTGGCTTTATCCTGTTGGCGGTTCTGTTCCAGGGCACTGAACCGGTCAATCTGGTCTGCCTGAGATTGAGCAACGGCTTCAACAACCTGATGCAACTGACTGAAACGCTGATCGTCGGTTTTCTGGCCTTTGCCAAGGATGCCCATCACGCGGTTGAACCAGTTGACGCTCTCCTCGCTACGATGAGCTGCCAGTTCGATCACTTCAGCTTCAAGCGCATCAGAGAACAGCGGCGCCTCGATCTGCTGGTTATTGAACGCCATCACCTGCGCGCGCTGCTGCGCGGCAAATTTAAGGCGCTCAGTCCCCAGACTTGCCGGAGTGTCGGTCATCGCCAGGCCGACCACATACGCCTTGCCGTTAAGGGCAAACTGCGGATGCAGCTCAATACTGGAATAGATTTTTTTTCCTTCATCGGTGAGCTGCTTCATTCGTGCCGACGCGTCGATCTCGGCATAGAGCGCCGTACGACCGGCCAGCGGCCCTTCGGTGATATCCTCCGCGCTTAATGCCACAACATCCCCCATGGCGCCAAAATTGCTGTCAGGAAGCATGGAGAGATAGTGCTCCACGTTTACGCGGGCGCCGTAAACGTCCGGGTTGTAGCTCGCCGCCGCATCGCGGAGGTGCTGCGGCTGGATCTCGCGCCCGTCAACGGTGGCGCCGGAAACCGCAACGCGAAACTTTTTGCGGGCGGGTTTAGTCGTGCTGGCCATGTCGTTTTATCCTGTTGATTTATGTCAGTCGCTGCATCATCGCAGAGCCTAAAAGCCCGGCGCCACGCGGTTTTGTTGTCGGAGAACGGTCAGACCTGAAAGCCCGAGCCGCGGGGATCGCGCGCAGGTAATCTCCCTGCTCAAAAGGGGGAAGTGATGATTCAGGATGCGTTTATTCGATTGAGGGCAAAGCAGCTCTACTGGCAGGGTTACCCGCCCGCCGAAATTTCGCGACTCATGGGTATCAACTCAAACACGGTTTATTCGTGGAAAAAGCGTGACGAGTGGGACGACACAACGCCTATCAAACGGGTGACGCAATCCATTGATACTCGTCTCTGCCAGCTGAGCGCGAAGGACAATAAAACCAGTGGCGATTTCAAAGAGATTGATCTGTTAACCCGGCAGTTGAAAAAGCTAGATACCGGGCAGGCCTCCACTATCACCGGCGTAAAAAAAACCAGTCGTCGCAAGAAGAAAAACCACTTCTCCGAGGAGCAGATCGAGGCGTTGCGCTTAAAAATTCTCGACTCTCTCGCATGGCATCAGCGCGGCTGGTACGAACAACGAGATCAGCGTAACCGGATGATCCTCAAATCACGGCAGATTGGGGCAACCTGGTACTTTGCCCGCGAGGCATTGCTGGGCGCACTGAGAACAGACGTTAAGCACGACTACCAGCGCAACCAAATCTTTCTGTCAGCATCACGAAAGCAGGCGCTACAGTTCCGCAACTTCATCCGCAAAGCGGCTGAAGAGGTGGACGTCGAACTTAAAGGCGGCGAGCAAATCACGCTGTCAAACGGCGCAGAGCTGCATTTTCTCGGGACGTCGGCGGCGACGGCGCAGTCGTACACCGGCCACCTGCGATTTGATGAGTTTTTCTGGACAGGAAACTTTATCAACCTGCGCAAGGTTGCCGGAGCCATGGCAACGCTAAAAGGCTTAACTCGCACGTACTTCTCCACGCCATCGAGTGAAAGCCATGAAGCCTATCAGTTCTGGACCGGCGATCGATGGAATGCGAAACGGCCTAAAGCACAGCGCGTTGATTTCGACGTGTCCTGGAAGAAAACCCATAGCGGCGTGCTTTACCCGGATAAAACGTGGCGGCAGATCGTCACTATTCAGGACGCTATCAACAACGGCTGGGACTACACCGACATTGATGAAATCAGGGACGAAAACAGCCCCGATGAATTTGAAAACCTGTACATGTGCGAGTTCGTCAAAGACGGCGAAAGCGCGTTCAATCTTAGCCAGTTACTGGGGTGCGGCGCTGACGGGTATGACGACTGGCCCGACTGGAAACCGTTCGCCAGTCGCCCTATGGGCCAACGTGAGGTGTGGCTGGGCTACGACGCCAACGGCGGCAGCGGCAATGGTGATGCCGGTGCTCTGTCCGTTACTGTCCCTCCCCTTGTGGCTGGCGGCCGGTTTCGCACGGTTGAATTGAAGCAACTGCGAGGGCTGGAGTTTGAGCAGCAGGCGGCGGTCATCAAAGAGGCTGCCGAGCGCTACAACGTCACTCACATCGCCATCGACGGACAAGGCGTCGGGGAGGCGGTCTGGCAGATTGTTAAAAATTGGTTCCCGGCGGCTATTTGCTACCAGATGAGCCTCTCTTCCAAGCGCGCCCTTGTCCTCAAAATGTTGCAGGTCATCCGCGCCGGCCGCTGGGAATATGACCGCAGCGAGCAGGGCCTGGTCAGAGCCTTTAACTCTGTTCGCAAAGTTGTTACGCCCGGCGGTTTCATCACTTACGAAACGGACCGATCGCGCGGCGTAAGCCATGGTGATATGGCGTGGGCAACCATGCTTTCGATTATTAATGAACCGTTGGGCCAGGAAAGTGGCGGCGGTGGTTTCGCAATGGGATGGTAACTTTGAAAAAGAAATACGGAAAAAAGCCGATAGCCAGCACCGCCGGCCCTGACATTGTGGAGTCACTGAAGGCCGATCCCGCGTTGACAGCGTTCAGCTTTGACGGCCCTTATCCCGTGCGGGATATGGCCGATTTGCTGGACAATCTCTATTGCATGGATAACGGGCGATACTATGAGACACCAGTAGATTTTTACGGACTGGCTAAAGCTCCGCGCCAGAGCGCCTGGCATGAGTCGGCGTTGTATTTCAAACGTAATGTGCTCACCGGCTGTTTTATCCCGCACAAACTGCTCAATCGCCAGACCTTTTCCGCGTTTGCGCTGGACTGGTTCACGTTTGGCAATGCCTATCTCGAATTGCCGCGTAATCGCCTGGGCGGCCCGCTTCCCTTCAAACACTCTCTTGCGAAGTACACCCGGCGTGGGAGCACAGATCTCGATCAATACTGGTTTATCCGGCGCTGGAAAGAAGAGCACACATTCAAATCAGGAACGGTTTGTCACGTTCTGAACCCTGATATTAATCAGGAGGTCTACGGTATGCCGGAATATATGGCAGCACTGCTGGCCGCCAGCCTGGCCCACTCCGCTGACATGTTCCGTAAGTTGTACTACGACAACGGATCGCATGCTGGATGTATCGTCTATATTGGCGCTGGACAGGTTGACGATAAAAGCATGAAGGCAGTCAAAGAGACGTTGACCGGTGCACGTGGGAAAGGCGCATTTAAAAATCTGCTGCTGCATGCGCCAGGCGGCGGCAAAGACGGCGTACAAATCCTCCCCTTCCAGCAGATCACGGCGAAAGATGAGTTTATCAACATTAAGAACGCCACACGTGACGACATACTCGCAGCGCACCGTATCCCGCCGCAGCTGATGGGCGCCATGCCAGAGGGAAACGGATCATTTGGGGATATCGAGAAAGCCGCTCGGGTCTACGCTATCAACGAACTGACACCCGTGATGGAAGCGCTGAAGGTGGTCAACGAGTGGATCGGAGAAGAAGTGATCCGCTTTAACCCTTACGCGTTGCTTACCCCTGAGAAATAACCGCCAGAAAAATTCAGTTTCTTTAAACAACATCAGCCATCTATAACAGGCCAGCGTTTTCGCTGGCCTCATCTTTTCTGCTTAAAAAATCCCGCATCTGCTGCCCTCTACGCATCGCTGCTTTTTTCCTGCGCGAGGCATGCCTCTACCTAAAATCACCGCTCACCGTGACGCAGAACCCGTGAAATTGCGTATTCTGCCGCCTTCCCTACCCTGACCCGCTTGCGGGGGCTTGCCCCCCGTCACCTGCGCGCAGCTATCCTTTCATTTTTCGTGCATACAAGTAATCGGCTTCAAAGCCCGCCAAGTATGGGCTTATAGCGGGTTAACAAACAAAAGCAAGAATGCAAACTTACGCATTTCTGTGCAGGATACAACTATTGGAACTCCTAATTGTAATCATAAGATTACTGTGCATAATGATTTATATTTCAATCATTGAAATACAATACTAAAAAACTTTATCTAAAAACATAATTAATTCTCATTATAAATGACATATTGTAATGCATCTGTTTTCCTAACAATGCCTCTCCCATCATCCATCATAATAAAATAATCCTTAGTTATACCTAATAACCTTTTTGTTTTTATTACTCCATCTTCTTTGAAGACCACTTGAGCATTTTCATGTGTCTTAAAATAAAATGCGCTAACCATAGGAAGATTAAACGAAGAAAAAAACATCAATAACGGTATTTGAAAAAAATAAAAAACAATCAAGTTGTTTTTAATTCCAGCCCCTCGACGAATACCATTAAGCATAAAGAAATACGAAAATGACAATGCCCCGACGGTTATAAGCACAATAGATAGAATAACCACCACAATAAAGGCTGCAGTTGATGATAACATTCCAGAATTTAAAAACCAACGTAAAAAATAATCAAATAAAATAATCAGAACAAATAAGACAATAGATTGTTTAAGCACATTTTTATAATGGTTTGTTTTTGCCAGGAAATATGAATATCTATAAAACGAAACAATTGCCTTCCTATCAAAAAAAATATGGTACGTAAAACTCAAAATTAACGCCTGAGAAAGGGTTAATACCATAATGATTGATGGTATCGAATGTTGTAAAGCATCAATATAGCTGAAGTAATCATAAGCATTAATCCCGAAAAACCTCCAATACTTATAGTAATATATATAAGAATATAGCGCCGACACGGATGTTACTAAACCTAGCCACTCTGAAAAATTAAGATTTTTTTTCATCATCATTCCGTTCTTATTACTCCTATATATTTTATACTATCTCCAAACTCAAATATGAGATTTGAGTATATGGCATAGTACATTGCTTCATCTACAACTTATTCCAAATGTACATTATTGCTTATTTTCTTTAACCTCTGCCATATTTTTCTGAACTTTAGCTCCATGCTTACGGACAGCACAATGCTGCAGTACTCTTTTGAGTAAGCAGCAGGCTTCTTCCGGACTATGACCAAGTTTCGCACTACTTTATATTTGGAAGTCAGTTTATCTATCTCGCCTATCTGCCGTACATTCACTTCGCGCAACCACCCATTACCCACTGCGAGCAAGCCGCCACTATGGCAAACGCGGGCCCACCTTCAACCGACCGCTTAACTTCATCACTGACAAAGATACGGCAAACGCGCAGATATGCGCCAATATTGGTAATCATTTCTTCGGAAATGTTGTTTTTTTCTGCTCTTGGCATAGTGTGGCTTCGGTTTTTTCTTCTTGTATTCTACGGCTGCGGCGGCGTGTTTGTTCGCGCCCCGCTCAGCTTCGATACCCAGCTGTTGGGTAAGCTCTGGTGTGCTTCTTCCAGCGCCAGGCCCGTATCCTTCATAGCTGTGGCTTTTGGCCCTCATGTCAGGTAACTTCCATCATCAAAAGGCATGGGGAACCTCGCCTAATACAAAAGAAGTCTTGATCTGCGCTTTTGCTACTGTTTTTTTCAGCCTTGAGGTGATTTCATGTCTTTGCTGGCATGAATATAACATTAAATACTCCATTTTACGCAAAAGTTCCGTCTCTGAGCTGTCGTCTTGCACATTTTTTCACCTGACACCTTCGTATCTAACAGTACTATTTCAACCGAAACGAGGCGCTCTGAACACTTATTGACAGAACACCCACATTATTTCCGCTCATTTAAAGCAATGTAACTATGGTTCATAGATTAATAGTTCACTTTTATTTCCAACATTGGAAATAACCATTTCATAATCATCCTTCCAAAATAGCAATCGTAGTGCTCTTCCTGCCTTGGTTATATGAACTCTGTACGCCAAGAAATCACCTGATTTTCTCTGCACACTGCTGGTTGCTGTAGTATAAAAGGGTTTTATTTCATTCGCACCTGTATCCGCCAATAAATTTACAATTGAACTATATACTACAGAACTATATTGTTGTTCCTGAAAGGATTGATTTTCCTTTAAAGATTTTACAAAAAATCGGCCAATTTTGAAATCATCCCAATCAATAGTCGCTTTCAATGCATTTTTTTTAATTAAACCAACAACACCGACATAGAATGCAAACTTATATTCAAGTTCAGTATCAGCATTTTTATATAGTTCATAGCCATCCATTTCCGCAAAAACATCATCAACATTAGATATAATGTTTAAGCAGTTATAAAAGTCCAGTGGCAACATATGTATACATGCAGGCTCGATATCCTTAATAATACCCTTAAAGCTTATCGTTTGAGATAGTTGTGGATTCAGAGGATGGTAATACATTGGAATTAATTGTGATTGATTAAAAAAACCATCCACAGCCATCGAGCAATATATTTCATGCAGTTCTTTCATTCGCTCCTTCGAAATCGAAAAAATATCACTCTCAACTTCTGGTTCTTTATGCCATTCAACAATATGTTGTTCCTCTAACTCTTCCGAGTGTTTTATAATTGTATGGATAATACGAACAATATCACTTGAACAAAAGGCCGTCCCCTCTCTTAATTGAGATATTTTACGCTGAAAAATACGTTCGCTTGGGAAATAATCATGACAACGCATTTTTGAAATTATATCTTTTTCTAAATAAATAGAATAAACACCGGAAGATAACAACTCAGACAATATCCTTAGATTATCAACAACCTTATCGAAATAAAAATCATCACTTAATGCAGGCGATACCAAATATTCAAAATTAATCACGGCGTTCATTTTTGACCTCGAAGCTGAAACTTTTGATTTGTTTTTTCTCTTTTTTTCTTTTCAAGCTAGCTTCAAATAGAATACGTTCTATTTCTCTGTCCGTCTGATCAAAGAAATCAACAGGCCAGTCAATGACACTACCATACTTATTAATTTCAACCATTTTAAAATCAGAAACGCCATGTTCTTTATTGATAAAAAACATCGACACGTCATTTTTAATTGTTTCATCTATCTCCTGTGCTATCCGTAATCTTAGCCTATTAATAAGGTATTCACTATGAGTTTCAATTATACATTGTCTTTCCGCCCTAGCTATAGCAATAAATAAATCACACAATCTCGATTGAACCTGCGGATGCAAATGAAGCTCAGGCTGTTCGAAAATAAGGATATCATCTTCATCAGATAACAAGAACATAATAACTATTGGCAACACTTGACTAACTCCAACACCGACATGTGTTAAATCTTGCCACTCCTCATCTTTATTAATTTTAACATTTAATTCGTAACCTAATTTACCCTTATCACTTGTCTTAAAATCTTGAATTACACCAAGATAAGACAACCATTCCAAACACGCATATTTAAATAATTCACTTTTAGGTTTTAAAGCCAAACTACCATTAACTATGCTCGGTGATAAATATTCGATATGTTTATCGCGATTTTTATGTAAAACTGCAGCGGTATACTCTCCTTTAAGTCCTACAGTATTAGGATCTAAATGCCCAAATGAAGTATATAATGCTTGAGGTTCCATTCGTAATGGACCAAGGTATTTAACTGAGCGAGAGAAATACATATTTAAGCTGTATTCAGCATCTAAGAATTCCTTTGCATTATAGACAGCAACGTCAGTTTTATTAGGCATCGCATCACACCAAATATCTTGTAAGACAAGTCGATTCCTAGTAATTAAATCAATTAATGACTTTCTCGCTTTATCATCAAGTTCGCTTATAAATTCACGCCAGTCAACTATAGAAATCTTATCTCTATTAAAAAAAGCATCAGGAAATACATCAGCACTCAGATTAAAGTTTGCTCTCACTATATCTTCTTTTAATTTAGATATAAATTCATTCTCTTCGAGATTCAAACTAATTTCATGCATCATGCCGCGCTGTAGATACTTATCTGGCACAGTGATAGAATCATAAATAACCTGCCGTTCTTTTTTGATAATTCTTAAAATCTCAAGTAAAAATTCCCTTGGCAAAACCAGGTATTCTTCATCTATATAGGTAATCGAACTTTTAATATTATTGCTGCTTAAAGTATTTGTTACAAAATCCAGTATATTCGAACTAATTTTTTTAACATAATTAAATTTTAATGCAATATAATGTGGGAGAAGTTCTCCGCGATATGTTCCTAACACTTCAAAATCTGGATATTCAACCTCAATTCTATTCATTTCAGATGATTTAAACGAAATAACAGAGTATGGCCAATCTTTTGCGTAAGCATTATTATTATACTCAACTTGAATATTATCCGTTTCAATATACCCCCCTTCACCATCTGACACATGAATTGAAACCTTATTCGATAAGATTAAAGGGTGATATTCATCCGCTCCTGTTTTCCCGCTATCGAGCCCTATGCAAAGATCACACTTAAAGATCTTAGAATCCTGACCTTTATAAGTAGTGGTTTTAATCTGTGTCTCTTATACACATCTCCGAGCCCACGA